AGTGGAAATCACTACACCTTCAGAGGCGATGCAAAGCATCATTCGTTACTTGCGGCTATAACCGCGGCTCAAAGTTATACAACACGGCATCAATTGTACATTATTATTTTATTGCCTAAGGAACTCTTCCATAACTTGCAGCATTATTTCATAAAAAAAGCCTTGCCGGTATTAGTGAGAATGGTTTAAGTTATTTACAGTTAAATCAATTCTTTAAGGTTTAGGTTTGTCAATGCAGAATGCTGAACTAATTAATTCCTAGGGAGTAAAATGCCTCTGTCAAAAGGCGTACATTGAACACTTAAGTTTAAATCGATTAAATTTAAATTTACCGCTTCGCTTTCTTTTGTGATTTCTTCTGCTATTAAATATTCGAAACCAGTAGCAGTGAGGGGTAGGCTTTGTGAAAGAAAACGGATTTGATCTGGAATTTTACGTTGTTGAGATAAGAAAAACAGCCGCAGCTCATCAGTTGGGTCTGGGTCTTTCGGAAGCAAAAAAGCAGGTTGATTCTACCATACAGCATATGCGACTTAATCTGGGAGATGACAAATCTTACCAGGCACGTCAGTGGTGCACTTTACTGGATGCACTTAAGGCGTATAACCGTAACACCGTCGACCCCCGTTGGGCAAAAGTGATAAATCACGCCAATTTCAGAATAAAGAGTCGCCTACATACAGCCATTTACTATCGTAAGAGGTTGAGTGGGAATCGGTAATTAAAAGCAGTTGTTTAAAGTTATATCAAATCTGGTTTAGCGAAGTGACAATTCAGGTTCAGTTAAACTTCGGTACGCCTGTCTCTGGCTCAAGATTGACAGGATTCTTCTTGGTTATCGTAAGTATGCTTTCGTTATGATACTCAGAGGTGGAGGATTAAATGTTTGAACAATCCTTTTTTTATAAAATTCAGATATCCTTCGATATTTCCCCAGGTGATGACCGGCCACTCGAAGATGATGATGACGCAGACACTGAATTTCCAAGTGAGGAGCCTCCTCGACCCTGATGTTCGAAACTCCTTAGTCCGTTATTGTGCTTTTATACGTTCTGAAAATATGATTAAAGTTAAATTATTTTCTGGAAGTTTTTCAAAGCGGCAGGCTTCGGATGTCACTCACTGAAAAACAAGACATGTTTTGTCGCGAGTACTTATTTGATCTGAACGCCTCGCAGGCTGCTATTCGGGCAGGTTACAGCCCAAAAACTGCTAACCGCATCGGTTCCGAGAACCTGTCAAAACCTGACATCGCAAAACGCATCATTGAACTTAAATCAGCGCGCAATGAAAGGGTAGACATAAATGCAGATTACGTGCTGCGCCGTCTGGTTGAGATTGATGAGATGGATGTGCTCGACATACTGAAGGATGATTGCGGACTCAAACAGGTCCACGAGTGGCCTAAGGTGTGGCGCACAACTCTGAGCGGTCTGGACGTGCTGACGACCATCACCAATTTCGACGAAACCACCACTGAAAACATCCTAAAAAAAATTAAGTGGCCGGACAAAGTGAAGAATCTGGAGTTGCTGGGTAAGCACATCGCCGTGCAGGCCTTCCGCGAACAGTCCACTCATGCGCTGACGGGCAAAGACGGTGGCCCGGTTGAGGTTAAACTGCTCTCCCGCGAGGAATACCGGCAGGCGCGCCGGGAAATGCTAGAGGATGACGACTGCTGACTACAAGACCGCTGCAAGGCGCATAGAGTGCGAAGAAGACGTGATGTACTTCGCCCGCTACTTCTTCAAGCAGCGCACCGGCAGCAGGATGATAGTCGCGCCACACCACTAGGTCATACAGCAGACGCTGGACCGGGTCATTGATGGCGAGATACCGCGCCTTATCATCAACGTTCCACCGGGCTACACCAAGACTGAACTGGCTACCATCAACATGATGGGCCGCGGGCTGGCGCTGAACCGCCGCGCCCGCTTCATGCACCTCTCGTATTCCCACAACCTGGCGTTACTGAACTCCTCGACCACGCGCAGCATCGTTAAGTCGTCTGCCTATCAGGCCATGTGGCCGATGGCGCTGCGCGATGATGCCGACAGTAAAGCGATGTGGTGGACCGAATACGGCGGTGGGGTCTACGCCTCCTCTGCGGCAGGCCAGGTTACCGGCTCTCGTGCCGGACATATGGAGCCTGGCTGGTAGGGCGCGCTTATTATTGATGACGCAGTAAAGCCTGACGACGCCTACAGCGAAATCATCCGCGACGGGGTCAACACACGTTTCAACGAAACCATTCGTTCCCGTCTGGCCATCGAGACCACGCCCATCGTGGTTATCATGCAGCGCATTCACTATCACGACCTGAGCGGCTACCTGCTGCGGGGCGGCAGTGGTGAGAGCTGGCACCACCTGAACCTGCCTGTGCTGATTGATAACAGCGAGGCCTATTCAGCGCAGTATCCGGAAAACTCACACGCGATACCGATCGAACATGGCCTGCCTGACGGCTGGCTGTGGCCGTACAAGCATAACGAGTCACACCGTGTCTCCCTGTTTTCGCACCGGCGCACCGCTGAAGCGCAGTACATGCAGCGACCGCGGCGATTCAACGCCGAAGGGGCACTCTGGACTGAAGCGATGGTCTCCGGTGCACGTGCGCTGGATATCGCACTGCAGCCATCGCATACTGTTGTAGCCATCGACCCGCAGGCCACCAACAGTGAAGAGAGTGACGAAACCGGTATTGTCGTGGCGAGCAGCTATGGCCGCGGCAACGACAGGCTTTTCTCCGCGGATGCAGACTACTCCGGCAAGTACTCACCTAACGGCTGGGCAAAGCGGGCCATCCGGGCATATGAAGAGCATCACGCTGAAGCGATAGTCATTGAGACCAATCAGGGCGGTGACATGGCCGAAGATACGCTGCGTAATGCAGGCTTTCGCGGGCGCATCATTCGCGTCCATGCCAGCAAAGGCAAGTTTGCCCGTGCTGAACCTATCTCCGCTCTGTATGAGCAGGGCCGGGTGGCCCACCGTGGCAACCTGTACCAGCTCGAGAACCAGCTGCTGGAGTATGTACCCGCCACGGCCAGAAAATCTCCCGACCGCCTCGATGCGCTGGTCTGGGCCAATACCGAACTGTTCCAGCCGAAAGGCACTACGGTCCGTTCCTTCTCTGCATAACTGAATACCACCATGAGCAACGACGTCCGCAAGCGATCGCCAAAAATTGAGTCAATGGCCGGATGCTGGCCCATGATCACCGCACTCCTGGGTGGCACAGCCGCCATGCGCCTCGCGGGCAAAACGTTCCTGCCCCGATGGCCCAATGAAGAGGACGCGTTCTATAAGAACCGCCTGGCGGTGGCCACGCTGTTCCCGGCGTTCTCACGCACGGTGGAGGTGCTCAGCGACAAACCCTTTTCCCGCCCGGTGACCTGGGATGAAAAGGTCGTGCCGGCGCGCATCCGGGAGATGTTCACGGATATCGATCTGCAGGGCACCAACCTGCATTCCTTCCTGGCGGACATCTGTGAAGAGGCCATGGCTTACGGTCTCTGCGGCATTCTGGTTGAGCATCCACCAGCGGATAAGTCACTTTCACTGGCGGAGGAGCGTCAGCGTGGACTGCGGCCATACTTCGTGAAGGTGACGGCCAACAGCCTGCTGGATTATGACTCCGAACGCGTAAACGGTCAGGAGACGTTCACCCTGCTGCGCTTTGTCGAGACCGTGAGTGAGCGTGACCCTGAAAACGAATTCAGCGTCAAAGACATCGAGCAGGTCAGGGTGCTCAGTCCCGGTCGCTGGCGTGTTTATCGTGAGAAGTGCAATGAGACCACAGGCGCGGTTGAGTGGCAGATGCACGAAGAAGGCACCACCAGCCTGAAGAAAATCACCTTTGTCCCTGTCTATGGCGACAAACGGGGCTTTATGAACGGCAGGCCGCCGCTGGCGGAGCTGGCCTGGCTTAACGTCGAGCACTGGCAGTCCCGCAGCGACCAGCAGACCATTCTGCATGTCGCCCGCGTGCCGGTACTGTTTGGCAAAAAGCTGGGCGATGCGCCCATCTCGGTGGGCGCGGCCTCGGCCATCATGTCTGAGGAAGACGAGGCCGACCTGCGTTACGTCGAGCACACCGGTAAAGCCATCGAGGCGGGGCGCACTGACATCCTCGACCTCGAGGAGAAGATGCGCCAGATAGGTGAGGAACTGCTGGTGATCAAACCCGGCCACCGCACCGTGGTGCAGACACTGGCGGATAACGAAGCGGGTACCAGTGCCCTTCAGCGCATGGTGTGTGACCTTACTGATGCGACCCGGCTGGCCCTGCAGTATCTGGCGGAATGGACGGGCGAGGCATCCGGTGGCCACGTCACCATCTTCAGTGACTTTGGTGCCACCACGCTGGCTGAAGCCTCTGCAGATTTTCTGGTGGGCATGCACAAGGCTCGCGCCCTGTCAGACGAAACCTTGTTTAACGAGATACAGCGCCGCGGCCTCATCAACAGCGAACTCCGCTGGACGGATGAGCAGGGGCGTATCCGCGCCATGCCGCTACCCGTAACAGACAAGCCGGCACCCTACCCGGCTTAACCCTCTCAGGCCTGTGCTTTTGCACGGGCTTTTTTTATTGCCGACCGCTGCGGATGCAGCGCGGCGCCACGAGCCGGATGGCTCTTACCCGGTTGGATGTCCAACCGGTCTCTTCGCCCGTTGGCTGCAGCTGCACCTTCACGGCATAGTTATCTGGGTCATAAGCAGTGACAGAGGCCTCTCGCGTCCCGCTTTCGCCTGCCTCACTCTGGCGCGCCGTGGCCGCCATGATATTCAGCAGCGCCCTCACCGTTCGGCCGCCAGTGCCGGGCTGTGATTTTTACCGGACAGATGCATGGTGTAGCCGGTTTCCCAGCTCAGCGTACGTCGCACCCGACCGCAGTGGTAAACCTGGTCGAACGGGCTGTGCGTGCCCTCAATACGCACAGGCGTATCTGGCATGAGCAGGTTGTCACCTGCGGTTGAACCGCTGAATGTCATCTCGTGCTGGACTATCTGCTGGTAAATCGACTGTGCCAGTGCAAGGGCATCCTCAGGCGTCAATCCGTTACGGATGACCCTGTAGACCTGCGTCTCGGATGTAGCTTTTCCGGGTGCGGTGTTTTTTTTTGGCCGCGGGTAGGACACCATTAACTGCTTATTTTTGCGCTTCGCATTCCAGCTCAGGACTTCAACCGTCACGCCTCTGGTAATGGTCAGTGCGCGTGAAAATGACAGGTCGTCTGAGTGATTGCACTGTGGATACGCCTGCACGCCTGGTGGCTGCCAGCGGATAACATAACTGTCATGAGTGGAAAGGCTACGCTTTGGTCCAAAGTGTAGGCTGTCACCCTCAACAGACACTGATAAGTTCTCTATTCCCGCCAGCGTCGTGATAAGGTCCCACTCGGTCTGCTCTCCCGTCAGGTGCGCCGTATCAATCTGGTAAAATTCACCGACCCGCTGCGTCGTTGCGGTGACAATCGGCTTCAGGCCGTGACGGTGCGCCAGCGTTATAGCTATCTGGGAGCTGGTCATGTTTTTGAAGCTCTCACCGGGTGTCTTTGTATCAATCAGCTTTGCGGTGAAATCGCGGCCCTCCGCCGAAATTTCAAACCGCGCCGGTTCGTAATGCCAGGTATCGATGTTGCCCGTGATGTGCCTTTTCTCGTCCACGCCTGACTGGGTGATGATCGAGATGAACAGCTCAACCCGAATAGTCGTCTGGACCGCCCACCAGTTCAGCAGCTGCATCGCCGCCGGCAGTGCTGAGATGGCCAGCGTCAGATCAAACGTCCCGGCGCCGCGAAAGGCATTGCTCTCGACGCTGAATGATACAAATGGCACGTCAGTGCCGTTTAAAAGACAACGCCCGCTGACATAGCGGGCGCTGGATTCAATGATGGGATGGTTAATATCCATAGCTAACTCGTCGGGCTGGTAGGGATGTTCAGGGTGTGAATGCCGCTTAATTG